CCTGCGGTATATGATCTAATTTTAACATGTAAAAATTTAAGTTTACAATTTAGCATAGACGGTATTGGGCACTTAAATTCTTATTTTAGAAGTGGCGCAACGTTTGAAGAATGTGAGAAAAATTTAAATTTCTTTAGAAATCTAAAGACTCTAAGACAAGAAAAATCTACAAGTTTGGTCATACATACTACTGTTAGTTTATACAATGTAAATCTTCTTAAAGATATGGAAGACTACTTTCAAACAAATTATCCCGAATATGCGCTTACACATAGAAACTTATATTGGCCACCTCAACTATCAATTAGAAATCTTCCCCAACCGTATAAAGAAATTTTAATTCCGATTGTTGAAAATTTTGGGGATAACTATAAAGATGTTTTATACGAATTAATATTAAATGAGCAGGATTATTTTAACCATTTTTTAAATTTTCATGTCAAGTTAGATTTATTAAGAAAAGAAAGTTTAAAAGATAGTAATCCATTGTTATCTGAATTTATAAAAAACTATCCTAGAGAATTAATAGATAGTAAAATCTTTTTTATTGAGCAAATGGATAAACTAAAATGCGGCACATAGGTAATTACAAACATTGGGTAAATCCGCTATGGGAACACTTGGTGTTAACTAGGACAGGACAGGCAAGGCCCCGCGACTGGCCGGCATCAACTGCGGTTGAAGCAACTGAATACAAAACATATAAAGAAGCAGGCTATGATTTAAATGCAGTTAATTGGTGGGTCTATGAAGAACGCGATTTAAATATAGATATCTCTCCTCCTTGGACAACCGGTCAATTACACTGGTGGATCACTAAACTATTACCAGGGCAATACATGCCCATGCACACCGATCCTCATACACATGATACTAATTGTTCTCGTTATTGGATCCCGTTGCAGGATTATCATCCCGGACACATATTTGTATACAAGGATGAAATGATTACTAATTACAAAAAAGGTGATGTATATGCTTACACTAGTTCTACAGATTTACATGGCGCAGCAAATATAGGTCATATACCTCGACTTGTTTTACAAATTACAGAATATGATATCTAAAACATACTGTGTGTATCCTTTTATAAGTTCTAGTCTGCAAGCAGATAACACAGTTCTGCCCTGCGGACAGTTTATGAAATCTACCTTGTTTCAAAATATTATTCCAATTAATGACGTAAGACAAGGTTCTGTAATGCAAGAAATGCGTAGAAAAATGTTAAACGGCGAACGAGTAGAAGGGTGCCAATGCTACGCCGAAGAAGAAATAGGCATTTCGTCAATGCGGCAAAGCGGCCTTAACAAATATGAATTTACTACTGACACCACAATAAAAAAATTAGAATTAGTTATGGATAACATCTGTAACATAAAATGCAGAAGTTGTGGATCACCTAATAGTCATACCTGGCACGAGGATGAAATAAAAATTTATGGGGAATCTTTTTCTAAGAAAAAATACATTAAAAATACTCTATATAAAGATCTCGAGTTAGATAGCTTAGTTGAAATAGAAGTTCTTGGTGGCGAACCAATGTACAGTCCTGGAACTAAAGATTTTTTTAAACTATTAAAGAATAAAGGAATTTTAGAAAATCTTTCTATACAGCTAAGTACAAACGGAACTGTAGAACCAACTGACGCTGTATTAGACAGTTTATTAAGTTGTAAAGAGTTAAGTTTAAATATTAGTATAGATGGGTTTGGACATTATAACAATTACATTAGAAGCGGTTCTAACTGGGATACAATAGAACAGAATTTAAAGTTTTACGATAATCTAATTGATTTAAGAAAAGATAAAAAAACATCAATGAATGTGCATACAGCAGTAAGCATTTATAATGTAAACCAGCTTGATTTATTAGATAATTACATTAAAGAATATTTTCCTAGATTTTCTAAAACATTTCAACTAGTACAATATCCAGTGTTTTTATCTATTAAAAATACTCCATTAGAATATAAAAAACTAGTCTCTAAATATATCAATAACAATAGTATTACTGAGTATCTTAATTCAGAGGGCAATGACTATTTTCAACATTTTATAAACTATTCCCAACAACTTGATGAAATTAGATCTGAAGACATGGCAGATTTTAATCCGCTGTTAAAACAATATATTGAAAAGTATACTTCTAAGGTAACTAGAGCAGAAAGTAAAGTTTTTTTAATAAAAGAATTCAAAAAACTACAAAATTAAACCCAGTCTAAGTTATAATGCCAGGACGGTTTCTTTAAAGTTCCTATATCAGTAATTTCAAAATCTTTACTAATGCCTGATGTTTTTAAATTTTCTATAAATCCACCTGCGGCTCTAATATTAAAATTAATTGTACATTCTGGAACTTTTTCTTTTAGCGCATTAATGATTTCATTTTCCTTGTATACTCTGTAATACAGCGGCGACAAACATGCGGTGCCTTCATAGCAAAAAATATTCGATAAATTGATTAATGTAGTTGAATTATGTTCTACATCAATATAGTTTATAAGATTATTTTCTAAAAGTAAATCAGCTTTTACAAATTCATAAGTAATATTACTTTTACGTTGAATATTATTTTTCCAATAATTTAAAGCATTATCATTATAATCATAAATGATAATTCTGCCTTCGTCGATTAAGTCAGTATAGAGTGATCCACTAGCAGGAATAATTAATTGTGTAAATTTTTTATCAATATTACTGTTGTTAGCTTCAGTATTTTCTTTGTGAATAAATTCGGCGGATGCATACTTTTCACGAAAATAAATCCAATTAAGATTTTGTAAAAAGTCTTTTTTAGATTCTGGATAAAGATGTTTTTTATTATACCTAATATTGTTATCAAATACTTTAACAGGCAAATTATGATAGAATGCCAAACTTAATATATTCCATCCGTGGCATTTATGATCATATACTTTGACTTGATGACCAGATCTAACCCAAGTGGGAGTATAGTTATCGTGTATATTATTTAAACTTCTTACTGGAATTGTCTGTGCATGTGAAGCACCTAATTCCATCTGACCTATTAATGGGCAGTTTAATTTACGATACATTTCTAAATTTATTAGATAACACTGATGATGAAGTTCGTAATACGCGGTGCCTCTATCTAAAACGTGTCCGTAGATAAAAAAATCGTCTTTAACTAAGTTTTCTAAAGAGTTAAAAAATTCACGCCCATTAATAAATTCTGATCCTGTGCTAAAAACAAGGGCATGCGTATAATCTAAATTTGCAACATGTTGTAATACAATATCTTCGTTCAGCGATTGATATACATCATATTTTTTTGTTAGCACATTTGATAATGTATAGTCAGACTGATTTTTTATAATTTCTTTGCAAAAATTATCTTGTATACAATTAGTATTATCAATAAAACAAAATGCGATTTTATTGGAAAGATTATAGTTATATTCAACTACATTCATTTTTTATAAATTTTTATAGGTAAAACAGTTTCTTCTTTTAAAAAAATCTCATTTGAATTCGACGGACACATAGAACATTCAGTAATTGGTTTATATTTAGACACAGAAAAATTTTCTATATCTTCATCTGTGCATTTTGTTAAATCTAAATTTTTATAAGATAAAAATTTGGCCCAGTCCGGATCATCTAGAGATTGATGTTTGTTGAGAAACTGGGTCAATGTTCCTAGAGCTGCGCATTTATAAAGTTTTTTATCTAACATAAAGGTGCAATAACAACTTGGACAATTTCCGAAATATGACTTATTGATATCTACAGAATTGAATGGTTTGGGTTTAGTTTCTCTGTAGTAATAATGTTGCAAATGAGAAGTCTGATCATGTAAAAAAATTCCGTATTTCTCATTCCACCACAGAGTATTATCTGTCGAAGACAATACTTTATTGTCTTTAGCAGAGTAATTTACATCTTTGTAATTTTTAACTTCTTCCCAGTAATTTTTCCAGCCATCGTCGTTGGGTCGTTGATGCATAATTTCTGTCCAAAACACGTTGTTATCTATGATGTTTAAGTTAACATTTTGAGCCAGTATATTAATTGACTTTTTTATTTCTAAGGATCTTTTTTGGTTTTCGAATAATTTAAAATGATCGCTTACCATCAATAATATTTTGTAGTTGGACAGGATTTCGGATAAAAAGTCTATATTTTTTCCAATTAGTTCACCGTTGGTTGGCAAGAATATTAAAGTTTCTTTATCTATACTTCTTATAAATTCTAAGATATCTTTAATTTTGTCTTTATAAAGAAGTGGTTCTCCTCCTAGCAAACTAAAAATTTCTATGTCAAAATTATTTTTTGCTAATAGTATACCTTCTTTGATCGATTCAACAGTGGGATCAAATTCACCTTTTCTTATAGTATCACTTCTTGTATCGCACTGAGCACACGCCAATTGACATCGGCCGCCGTAAAAGATATCAAGAATTTTTATTTTGGGTTTCATAAGATTTTTTATAACTCTTTGCAATTAATTTAACAAAATCATTTATCCGGGTCCCGGGTATTCCGTGAGCTATTAAATGTATTCTTGAAATGTTGTTAAAATTTATAACACTGTGATAATTTCTAATATTAATGATAAAAACTTTACCTTCTTCCCATGGAATACACCCGTATTCTTTAAGAGTCATATGACAATCGAGAGGATGTAATATAGCAACATTGATAGGGACTCCGAACTCTAATGCATCGAAATTTTCTTCGCCCGGGAGTTTTCCGGGCATATCACTATGCGGTGTAATAGCACTATTTGACTCTAATTCCATAAAACGAATTCGTCTATATGATTCATACGGAAAATTTTCCCAAAAAGATTTTATTGTTGGTGTATCCTGCGATAGTGTGGTCCAATGATATGGAACGTCGATTTCTTTTGTATATCCGTATTTTGTCCAAGCACCAGTTTTTTCAATATCAATCCCGTGTATGCAACAGCTATTCCAACCTGTGTTATTTTCTTCTCTGTGTGGAACTAGATATTTTAAAGATTGAGAAGCTTCTCGTTTCCATGAATCTAGATTTATCTCAATATCCAATTCTAACCAACCGAAGTCACTTTCGTTTAATAACCAATTTGAAATTTCAAAATCAGTTACAACGTTATCAGGCAGACTGGGCAAAACGCTGGTATAGTTTTTATTTTCATTATAGAAATTGAGAGAATCAGAGTTTATCATATTAATAATTATCATAAAAAAATTCAGTTAAATACAGATATGGCAAAATTAGCAATACCTCACATCGAATGGCACATTTCTCACTCTTGTAATTTTACCTGCGAATCCTGTGCCCATTTTTCTAATCATGGGCATTCTGGAGTGGTATCTAAAAATACCTTAGTTGAATGGTATTCAAATTGGAATCAACGGTTACTTCCAAGAGAAATAGATCTATTAGGAGGAGAACCGTTACTTAATAAAGAAATACTAGACATTGTCTTAACAACTAGACAGATGTGGCCAGACAGTCAAATACGGTTAGTAACCAATGGTGTATTATTATCAAAGTTCCCAAATCTTCCAAAAGTATTAAAAGAAACAAACACAGCACTAGTAATATCAATGCACAGTGACCAAGAAGATTATTTAAGTAAAATGTCTAAAGTTTTTGATCTTGTCGATGATTGGAAGAGAGAATTTAATATAGATGTAAAGACTGTTGATTCTTACACCAACTGGTCAAAATTATACAAAGGATACGGAAATAATATCGAACCTTATACTGACAACGATCCCAATCAGAGTTGGAACAATTGTATAACAGGGCAGGATTGTTTTCAATTATATCAAGGCAACATTTATAAATGCTCACCGTTGGCATATTTAAAACTACAAAAACAAAAATACAAATTATCTAATAAATGGGATCCATATTTAAATTACGAACCGTTGCGACCCACAGCTTCTAACGAAGAAGTAGAAGAATTTTTCAACAGAAAATCTGAACAATATTGCGGAATGTGTCCCAGTCGTCCCGTAAGTTTTTTAAAAAATAATCCTCTGCTGCCTAGGAAATTTTACAGGATAACACCACAATGATCGATCTACCTTATAAAAACGCAGGACCTATTAATGATCCTGAAGTGATTGATTTTCTAAAAAAATGTCTGACAGACGGAGTTTCTTCTTTATATGATGATCAGGTACATAATAATTTTTTATCTAATTATGTGAATTGGATTAAATCGACAAAAAATAATCAAATCACAGGTATCGATTCTTTCACTAAATTTTGTTTTTCCAATGGAACATCGGAATCTTTTGACAAGTTTTATATGAGAAATAAAAATAAAAGATTTAGATGTTTCAAAGCAGAATATATCTATCATAGATTGGCCTGGAGAAATAGTTGGCCTGACTGGCAATACATCGAAGATTCACCGTTATCAGAAAACGATGCTGTGATAATAAGCCTGCCTTTTTCAGATACCGGTGACGAACATTATGGTATGAAAAATATTTTGAATCAATGTGATAAACTAGGAATTCCTGTCCTAATTGATTGTGCATATTTTGGTGTCTGTAACAATATAATATTTGATTTCAATCACGACTGTATCACTGATGTGGTTTTCAGCCTATCAAAAACTTTTCCTGTTGCTCATCTTAGAATAGGGATGAGACTAACAAGAACAGATGACGACGATACTTTATTTGTACATAACAAGATAGGATATGTTTCAAGATTATCGTCTTTTATAGGTAATCAATTAGTTACAAAATTTACTCCTGATCATATCTATAACAAATATCAAAACAAACAGTTTGATCTTTGTAATGATCTTGCTATAACACCTAGCAAGTGTGTATTGTTTGGCATTGGGGACGATTCTTGGAATCAATATAATAGAGGCGGCCCAACAAATAGAGTGTGTCTAAATTCACACCTTACTTAAGATACGTATATTATGAAAAAAGGCAAGATTATAAATTTTGAGTTGTTATGGGATATACAAGATGATCCCTGGCCGATCAAACTAAAAATAATATCTAAAGAAATGGAGGAAGCCGCCAGTAGAGGTTTTAATTTAATTATTGGAATAATGTTAGTGGAAGGCATAAGACCAATAGATACCCCAGAATTTCTTTCGTTTATGCATTCTCTCGAATCTCGAAGAAAAGAAATAGGCATCGATGAAATTATACTAGTAACCGGTTCTTCGGAAAATTTTAAAAATATTACTGTGCCCTACAAATTATATCACTGCAATGTAAACTCTATCATTGCATATAATAGTTACAAAAATCTTTTAACACATCTTCCCACTTACCAACAACACAATAAAAAATTCTTATTTCTAACTGGAATAGCAACCCGACCAAATAGAATAGGTCTATTGAGTAAATTTTATGATAACAAATTATTAGATAATGCTGTTTGGTCATTTTTTTACCCAGCCACACCGGGTGATAGACAATGGTGTCGAGATTATCTCGATCACTATGATGATTCGGAATTTGAAAAATTTATTACCGATTGCCAGCGATCAGTTGACAATAGATATACTGAATACAACAAATTTCAAAGAGATGATTTCCAAAATCAAACAGACATAAATTGGCTAGACATAAGACACACAGAATTTTGTAAAAATGAAACCTTTATGGATTCTAAAATATTTCAAGACACAGCTTTTAGTATAATAAGTGAAAGCACAAACTATTGGGATAGAAATTTTGATTTTGTTACAGAAAAAACCTGGAGAACAGTCTTACATAGCCATCCTTTTATATTTGCAGGTGACCCAGATCAATTTGTATATTTGAAAAACTTAGGACTTAGAACTTTTGAAAATTATATGAAAATTAAAAATTATGCATATATCGAAGATGAAAATCTAAGATTAGATGCCATAGTAGAAAATACTAAAGATTTTTTAATTAACCATTCGAAATATTCTGAAAATATACAAAAAGACGTTCAGTATAATTTTTCCTTATTTTTAAATACAGTCGATGACGAATTAAAAAAACTTAAAAATTTAATGGCAGCGTATGGCGTTGATACGCTGGATGTCGATTATTACTTTGACCGTACAGGATTTGATCATTTGATAAGGATTCCAAATGGATAAAGGTGCAATAATCAATTTTGAATGGTTGCGAGACTGCAATTACTATGCGGAAGATGAATTCAAAAATCTAAAATTACAACTGATAGAAAAAGAAATTCAAAAAGCAAGTAAAGATGGATGCAATGTAATTGTCGGAATTTATCTCATGGATGGGTTCTTGCCCTATAGTAAAGAACAATTTTCATTGGAAATGAGAGAAATACAAGATATTTTAGAAAAATATAATATTAAAAAGATATTAATTATATCCGGGCACGGTGAAACAATAGGGGATATAGGATTGCCTTATTGTTATTTTGATTACACTTTAAGAATGACTTATAACGGATATAGAGACATTTTTTCCGAGATACCGAAATATGAAAGTAAAAAAAATAAAAATTTTTTATTGTTAGGAGGAAATTCTGCCAGACCTAACCGAATTGGTTTATTCAGTAAATTTTACGAAGAAAAAATGTTTAACAGAGGTGTATGGACTTTTTTCCCTCCAGATACAGAGAGTGACAAAAAATATTGTAGAAATTATCTTTCTCATTGGAGTGATAATCAATATCAAGAATTTTTAGATTTCTGTCACCGATCTCTAGATGACAAATATTCAAATGCATCGTGTTATTTGGGAGATCAAAATAATCAAAAAGAAGATAAAATTTTTTACGATTTAGTCAATGAGGAATGGACTAAAAATATGGTTTATTTAGATCCGTTGATTTTTTCTGAAACAAGTTTTAGTGTGATTACAGAAGGTCCAAATCATTGGAGAGATAACCATTATTTTGTTACAGAAAAAACCTGGAGAACGATTCTTCATCAACATCCTTTTATCTTGGTAGGACACTCGGAACAACTTTTATATTTAGAAAAATTGGGATTTAAAACTTTTTTAAATTACATGAAAGTACCCGACTACGCCTGGATACAATCAGACGAGGAAAAATTTCAAGCGGTTGTAGAAAATACCAAACATTTTTTAGACATTCAAGATGAATTTAATGATCAAATAAAGAGGGACGTCATACATAATTATAATCTCCTTTTAGAAAAAATCAAAGATCAAGAAATATTTTTTAATTTTTTAAAAACTGAATATTATGTTTCGACAGAAGATATAGAGTATTATCTTGATCGAAAAGGTTATGATCAACTTATAAGGAATCCTGCCAATGGAATCTAAATGTGCAGCTTTCTGGCACCATACCAATATTCGCAGCGATGACAGGATTTTTCCTTGTTGTAGATTTAAAAATCCTATTGCTAAATTTGATGGGAATATTTCACAGGTATTATTTTTAAAAGAATATGATGAACTAAGAAAACAAAGTATTGATAACATACCCATCAAAGGTTGTGAAAAATGTTATCACGAAGAGAAGATAGGAAAAAAAAGCCTTAGACAAGAGTTCAATGAGATTTACGATTTTGAAACAATTTCTATGGAATATTTAGAAATAGGCTTCGACAATATCTGTAATTTAACCTGTGATGGGTGTTATGAAGAATTCAGCTCTGCTTGGGGTAAATTAAAATATCCCAGAGCGGAAAAAACGATACACATTAAATCTACTCAAGAAATCATCGAACTTCCCAATTCGTTAAAGAAAGTTTTGTTTTTGGGAGGTGAACCATTGATGACTAATCGACATCAAAAATTTCTAAATATTGTAAAAGATAAATCTAACGTAGAAATTGTATATAACACTAATGGTACTTTTTTACTAGATAAAAATACAATAGATCTTCTCGAACAATTTAAAACAGTTTTGTTTATTGTCAGTATAGATGGTTTTAAAGATTTAAATGAACAGGTTCGAGGCGGAAGTAAATGGGGACAAATTGTTGAATTTATTCGGCAGATTAAAACAACAAAATTTAATCTTTCCGTAAATACAGTTGTACATACTAATAATTGGTTTGGATTGAAAGAATTAGAACAATACATAGAAGAAATAAATGTGCCTTGGACAATAAATTTTGTAACATATCCTACGCATTTAGACCTTATCAATGTTAAAGAAAAACACGATCTTATTAACTTATTGAAATCAATAAAGACTGTAAATCTTGAATATATTATAAATCATGTTAATTGAAATAGAACGATACACCGATTTTAGAAATCTTGAAGATTTGCACAAAACTGCACAAACCCTTATATCTAATACCAATTATGAGAATTGATAAGGATTTTATTAAATGAAAAAAGCAATATCGCAAGATTGTTATACTGCACCACAGATGATTACGGAATGCGTAAAAATTTTTAAGGATGAGATGAAAAATTTTCAGAACATCAGTGAGCATTTAATAAATGTTTTAGATTTTGATGATTCTCCCGACCTTACTGAAATCCTACCAAGAGATAGAACTAATATCTCAATATATGTTATTTTTTTATACGATCACTCACATATTACTACAGATGAAATACAAAGAAAATTTCCCAAAACTAGAGAATATGTTCAAACCATGCCCGGAGTTAGTACGTTAAAATGTATAGCTATAGGCCCGAATTCTATAGTTCCGTTGCATCTAGATGATATGAGTCGAGCACCTTACGATTTAAACAACTGGTATAGTGTATTCACCGGAGTAACTGTTCCTAGTGAGAGTGCAGATTTAATTGGTGTCAAGGTAGATAATGATATATACAATCATGCCGAAGCGGAATCTATTGTTTTTGATACACAGATTCCACACTGCGCCTGGAATAACACTGATCAATGGTGGATCAGTTTAAGATTTAGCACAAATAAAGAAAATTTTCAAAATGTTAATATCGTCAAATAATCATTGGGACCAATTAGAAGAAATAGTTGTTGGGATAGCAACCAACGCTAGAGTTCCGACTGTAGATGTAAGTACCATGAATATGTGTTATAGTAATTATTCTGTGGATCAAATAAAAAATCTAGAGGGACAATATCCTCAATGGTTAATAGATGAAGCCAATGAAGATATGCAAGTATTATCGGATACACTTTCTTCTCTTGGAATCAAAGTTCATCGGCCAAAAATAATTGATCATAGTAAAAAATTCAGCACTCCGGAATGGCAAACCACAGGATGGTATACTTGGTGTCCAAGAGACTTGTTGTTACCTCTCAATAATTTAATGATAGAAACCCCAAGTCCTTGTAGGGCCAGATATTTTGAAACTCGTGCGTATCACGATATCATGATAGAAGCAGTAAATGATGGAGTCGAATGGATCGCTGCTCCAAAGCCTATATTGTCAGATGACAGCTATCAGTTTATAGATATAAAAGAAAAACCAAGTCTTCTTAATTTAGAACCAGTTTTTGATGCTCCTAATTGTATACGATTAGGCAAAGACATTCTTTTTCAAATTAGCAATACTGGAAATCATCTAGGAATGAAATGGTTAAAAAATGTATTAGAAAGAAGAGGATACAGAGTTCACGCAGCGGAGCATATATACAGCTTCGCTCACATGGACAGCACCATAATTCCGTTAAGACCTGGATTGGTTTTATTGAATAGCACTAGAGTTACTCCAGAAAACTGTCCTAAATTATTCGATAAGTGGGATAAAATTTATTTCCAAGATGTAGCCCAGACCGCTGTCCCAACGAGCGGCCCTGGCTCAGTGAGTCCCTGCAGCCCTTATATAGGAATGAACATATTAAGTGTAAATCCCAATACTGTGATAGTAGGAAAAGACCAAATATCTCTAATAAAAGTTTTAGAATCAAAAGGGTTTACTGTAATTCCAATGCCTATGAGACACGCTCGAACACTCAGTGGAGGATTTCATTGTGCCACATTAGACCTTAGAAGAAAAGGTTCCTTAGAGGATTACTTTCGATGAAAGGATATCATGGACAAATAGAAGATTTTTGGTCTGACTATTTACAAAATTTTGTTTATAAGCAACAAATACCTTACTCAGGAATGAGAGAATCTTGGCACGAAAATTTTGGTAATGGGCATCTCTTGCAGAGTTTTGATGATCAGTTACCACCAATATGGAAAAACTTTCAGTCTTCTCTAAGTGTATCTAACGGTACTGTGGGTTGGATCAACATTCGACCTAACCAAATCATTGCACCACATTTTGATCATTTTTATACTTTAAAACAAAAATTAGGAACCACTATCGAACATTGTGTAAGATATTTAATATTTTTAGAAGATTGGAAATTTGGTCAGTATATAGAATTTGAAGATCTTTCTATTAGAAAATGGAAAAAAGGTGACGTTTGGTATTTCGATCATACTGAAGAGCATTGGGCCGTCAATGCAAGTAACTTTGATTTTCACACTTGTCAGGTCAACACAATAAAATGAAATCCATATACTTTTTTCAATGTAATTATTCCGCTAAATTTGGCGAAAAAACGCAGTACTGGCTTCCGTATTCAGTTGGGTGTCTTTGGGCGTATGCTCAACAGTTTGATGATATAAAATTAAATTGGGAAGTAAAAGGAAAAATTTATAGAAGAGACCCTATTGATTCTGTATTGAAAAAAATAGAAAATCCTACGGTGTGTGTTTTTAGTTGTTACTGCTGGAATGAACAGTATAATTTAAACATCGCAAAAAAAATTAAAGAATTGTGGCCTGATACTTGGATTGTGTTTGGAGGTCCCCAATCAGGAAGTAACCACTTGAAATACAACTTTATCGATTCTATTGTGTTTGGAGAGGGAGAAGAAAGTTTCTTAGAAATTCTTAGAACTATAGATGCAGATAAAATACCTCAAGAGTTATATACGAAAAAAAGATTAGACAATTTAGAAATTCCTAGCCCTTATCTTATTGGATTTTTTGATGACATTATTGCTGAATCCCCCGGAGATTATTTCCAGGGCGTATTAGAAACTAACCGGGGATGTCCGTATTCCTGTACATTTTGCGACTGGGGTAGTACGACATATGGAAAGGTAAAACGTTTTAATTTAGAACGGGTGCAAGATGAAATAAAATGGGTGGTAGAAAATCCTATCACTACTTTGTTTATCACTGATGCAAATTTTGGAGCATTTAAAGAAAGAGATTTAGAAATCGCTACTATGTTAGAAAAATACAGTAGAGATTCTTGTTTAGAGTATGTAAATGTTACCTATGCAAAAAACAGCAACGAGCATATATTTAAAGTTGCCAAGGCTTTGGGTTCTCTAGGGAGAGGAGTTACATTGAGTGTGCAAAGTATGAATACAAAAACTCTAAAAACAATAAAAAGAGATAATATGGCCAGTAACGATTTAAAAAATATGTATGCGTTAAGTCACCAATACGGAGTTACAACATATACTGAAGTAATACTGGGATTGCCTGAAGAAACACTAGAAACTTTTATAGATGGAATATCTGAACTTTTAGAGCTCGGACAACATACTCAATGTGAAATGTATCTTGCTAATGTTATGGAAAATACTGAATTAAATCAAACTCAAAAATTTCAGTACGGAATAAAAACAATTAGATGCGAAAACTATCAACCATTCTCTTTCAATGACTTGAGCAGCATTCCAGAATATACCGATCTAGTATGTGAAACCAATACAATGAGTAAAAATGATCTAACTGACGCTTATATGTTTCACTGGGTTGTGCAAAATTTTCATTATCAAGGGTGGAGTCAAATAATTTCTAAATATTGTAGACACGTATTAGGCATACCCTACAAAGAATTCTATATCAAATTTTTAAATTTTTTGAAACAAGATACTGGTATCTTGGGAGATGAATACAGAGAAGTAGAAAAAAATATTAAGCACCTATTCAATACAGGATCGTTACTGGTTGATATTCCTGTGCATCATTTCAACGGTAAAAGTCATGCGTTGATCTATGACAATTTTGAAACAGTTTTGCTTTTTATAATTGATTTTTCTAAATCATTTGGTCATATAGATTCTACAATAATTGAAATTCAAAAAAGATTCGTTGCGAATCTTAAATATTTGCCTCTTGAATATATTGAATCGAATTATAATTTAGAAAACTGGGAAAAAACAAAGATGGCCTATAAAATAGAATGCCAAGTAAAGGATTTTATTCCTACATACACAAACATTTGGATTTTAAGAAGATCAGGCAAGTTAAAAAATAAAATTACAGAACTTGCTGCAGAGACACTTACAAAATAAAAGCCCTCAGGGGCTTTTATTTTAAGGATTCAATCCGTAATATGGAACAGCATAATTTGTTCCGCCGATATTCATTTTAAGATAACCAACTACTCCGCCGCCAAGATTAACCTGTCCTGACGCACCACCAGCAACTACACTGTTATTCGCTACGTGAAGTAATTGTGTATGGTCTACTTTAAACGCTGATACTAAAGTTCCGGCATTATTAAGTGTTGATATCTCATAAGCTCCCGGAACAGCTCCGCCTGAAGTAACAGTTCCACTAGCTTTTGCTGTAACGATTACCGCAGGGATATGTGTGGTACCGTTATGTCCCAGATAATAATCTGCAGCAATTGTGTCACCGGATAGCACTATAGTTCGGCTATCTATAGTTCCTCTAGACCTAAGTTGTAATTTAGGAGACCCGTCGACTTCATTGTTAGCTAGATCAATGAGGAATAGATTATAAGAATCATTTATATCACCTTCTGATTGTATTACAAACTCGCCTAGATCTTTGTTTATAGTAATAGAATTCGTTTGTATAGGCCCTACGATTTTTCCGGTCCCAGTTCCATCTACAAGCATTGTAGAATCTTGTCCAAATACAGAACCTCTTATATCCCCCTCGACATTACCTGTGACGTTACCAATTAATGATGATCCGGCTGTACCAGTAACAATGCCGTTAACGTTGCCTGTAACGTTACCTGTGACGTTACCAGTTAATGATGATCCAGCTGTACCAGTAACAATGCCGTTAACGTTGCCTGTGACGTTACCTATGACGTTACCAGTTAATGATGATCCAGCTGTACCAGTAACAATGCCGTTAACGTTGCCTGTGACGTTACCTATGACGTTACCAGTTAATGATGATCCAGCTGTACCAGTAACAATGCCGTTAACGTTGCCTGTGACGTTACCTACAAATCCGCCCTGTGCAGTTACAACTTCTGTGGTGGTATTTACAATAATCGTGCTGTCGTCAGCCACGATATTAACATTTAAATCACCGCCGGGTATTCCGATCGCTGATCCACCAATGGTAGATCCTGCTGGTAGATTTACCGCTGTACCGGTAGCTGTAATGGTTGCGGCACCTAGTTTAATACTTGATCCGCTGAGATATAAATCTCTAAATCTAAATGTTGGACTACCTAGATCGTATACAACATCTGCGTCTGGTATAATGTCGGTACTAACACTGCCAGATAAATTAAATTTTCCTGTGTTTCCGTCTATCAAAAGACTACTGTCGTTGGCAACCACAGACCCGTTGAATGCTGCTGCTTTGATCACGCCCTGGTAATCTGATAAATCTACAGTGGCATTTACTTTATTCAAAGCATCGTCGTAGGCAAATGTTATTGAATTATGTGTGCCAGTAACAAACATGGCTGCTGATGCATCTCTGGCGTTTTCGTCAGTGTATTCTGTGACAGCAACACCTCCAAGGGTAGTGCCATTACCTATCCATAATCTATTGGTGTTTGTGACAAATATAAGCTCGCCCGCGGCCAAGGGCTGGGTCATGGCTGTTCTTTCAGCGTCAGTGCCTCTGCGAATCTGTAACGGCATATTTTTCTACTCCTGGAATTTATCTACCATATATATTTATGCCAGCCAAAAAAATAGGGCTCCGAAGAGCCCTATTAAACTGCGTAGTTTATTACATTGTGGGTCCGTTTCCGTTCTTAAACCCTATGCTACCGCCTTCTGCTTCGATGTTCTTTATAACATCTTCAAACAAGATAGGAGCAAAGTCCGGAGTCTGCTCTACACAGACGCAATGATAACGCACATCGTTCTCATCGCTGTATAATACTTCTCCAGTCCTTGCATCTACACCACGAGCCTTACGCACACGATTTGCATGAGTGTGTCCGTGGATGTTAACACCAAACCGGCCCAAGCTGTCGCTGTGTACAGGAATATGGCTTAAGATCATTCCGTTCATAACATGGTAGGCACGTAATTCACGAAAGTATTCACGATACTCGTCATCACGGAAAATATCGTGATTGCCACGGATAAGCACCTTGTCTCCATTCAAACGAGATAAGGTTTTTAGCGCCTTGCGGTTTATAACCACATCGCCAAGATGATATACCTTGTCAGTGGGTTTTACCCGTTCGTTCCACGCCTTGACCATTGCTTCGTCCATTTCCTCAGGCGAGTCCCATGGGCGAAGTTTTGTAACACCATCGTTACGTGTGAAGCGGCATACACCAGTGTGTCCAAAGTGCGTGTCGCTTACTAAGAATACACTTGGCATACTGCCTCCTTTTAGTAAGTTTCTTTTATAATTTTAAATTCCGTTGTCGGATACTTTGCTTTAAATTCATCAGTTTTAACAAACGCATTAAATTCGGTTGCATTGAAAAACATGCGATGAAAAACTGATTTGTGGTCCAATGTAGTTACTGTGAGGTAAATCGATTTCGCTTTGCCGGCCATGTGATCCCTTTCACTGTTTAAGTATATATTATACTATCAACACAGAGATTTGTCAATCGGAATTTACCAGGTCTCCACATCTAGATCATCATGTCTATTTGATTTGGTTGATTGTGTTTAGTTACAACTGCTCGACTGTCATAGACTTCGATAATGTGGTGATAAATGTTGGTGACTTTAGAACCATTAGGGTAAGTAGTCTGTTGCCAGATTTCTTGTTTGATAAAACCACGACCCACAGTACCAGCGGGTAATACTCCTGTGAAGCTGGTATCGACTAGAGTTACTGGTCTAATAGAATTAGTCATTCGTTACAATCTATAAGTTACACGACCTTTGGTAAGATCATATGGGCTGACTTCAATTTTAACACGATCGCCTAAGATAATTTTTATCTTGTGCTGTTTCAATTTGCCGCTGGTATAGCATACAAGTATGTTGGGCAGATTATCCACCTTGACTCTGAACATGTTGCCAGGCAACACTTCTTCAATAGCACCAGTTAATTCGATTAGATCACTTTTTGACATTTTTCTTTGATTTTAGTTGAGCGTCTGCCTTGTCTATGATTTGAAAAACCTTGTTGGCTAACACTCGTTCTTTACTAAAGGCTTCCACTTCCCAAGGCAGATCATAATAGTGTCCCTTGAATTTTTTCCCCATCCACAGTCTGCTGTTGAGATTCTTTCCGTGTTTGATCTGCCCTCGAGCATACTGTTTGACATGCACCATTTCGTGTGCCAGAGCAATGATCAACCTTTCGATATCGAGAGCGGTATCTATGCTCATGCCTATCACAGTCGGCCCCAATTTAAACACACTGCCTCGCACCCCTTCTTTGACACTCATTCCTCTATCAGGAATCACTATCAGTGAGTATCGACTATTCTGTAATTTCAGTTCATTTCGAAATACTTGTAGACAGGTTTCAACCAACATTTTGCTGGCGCTTTTCCTCGCTAACACTTGAATTTCCATAAGAGCTCCTTGTATATATCAATTATACAATCTTATTTGAATGTTGTCAAGTGGTGCTCCAACCAAGAATCGAACTTGAAATACATCCTTACCAAGGATGCGTTATGCCATTTAACTATAGGAGCATTCTATGTCTGCTGCCAATACAAATCGATATTGGTTGCTCTGTACAATGCCCGGACGGTGCCATGTGTCACTGGGATATATGATCCAGTGGCCTTGAGTGGGAGTGATGAAATACTTGCCATCTTGTTCTGCACCGTTGGGTGCTATTTCTGTGCCGCAATAGTCTCGATCCTTGACATCGCTGGGAATGTGCAGATAGTATATTCCGCTGAACATTTTATTATTGGGATTTTTTGGATGCCAATGATTGTGCCATAGTTTTTCTCGATTTTCGGCACTCTGAAGATTGGTCATAAAACTCCAAGCCATCATCTCTGATACTTTGACTTCACGACCTAGATACATGAACACAGAGAACATAAAACTCATTCTGTATTTCAGCCATACGGGTTCTGGTCTGGAAAAAATATTTTCTTTGGTTTGAAACTTGGGACTGTTTGTAAAATAATTGCCGTCGGCAATAATGTTCTTGATAATTTTGCAGGCCATAGCGTCATCTTCAGCAGTGATTACACTGCTAAAATTAAATTTGCGAACAAGCTCTGTTTGATCTACTACCTGCATGGTATCCTTGGAGCGGGATGAGAGAATCGAACTCTCGACCGAAGATTGGAAATCTGCTGTTTTGCCATTAAACTAATCCCGCATTGTCTTTACTTATCAACTAACTTTGGTCGGAGTACAAGGATTCGAACCTTGGACCCCCTGGTCCCAAACCAGGTGCGCTACCAGACTGCGCCACACTCCGAATTTATTCTACTTTTTTAAGATATTCTCGACCTATCTTGCCTTCTTGGACATCTAATAGAGCACTCACCGGAGAGTTGATTTGAGTAGTCAGCCCTGCTGTTTTGTGTCTACGAGACAATTCTCTGGCTCTTACTGTAGCGATTAGCACAAGATCAAATCTGTTGCCTCCCGCTTGTTCTACACATTGTTGTGTATCTACGGTAGGTCCACGACTATCAGATAATTTCATTTTTTGCCTTTGTAAAAAAATGGTTGCGGGACCTGGAATCGAACCAGGATCTAGAGCTTATGAGACTCTTGAGTTACCGTTTCTCTATCCCGCGATAAACTTTATAGAGGCTCTCTGTTGGAATCGAACCAAACTGTTTAACTCCGTATCTTCCTGGCACTTTCGGTGGTTAGTCGACTTAGCACCTAACTCGTGTGATCCAGTGTAGTTAAACTTCAAAGAGCTTTTATAAAGTGTCTAGCTACCTACACCACATAGGCCCTAGACTGAGCTGTTACTCTGTCCACTAATTTTTTCATCTGGACGGGTTTCGTTCCCGCCCCTAGGTAGTTTTCAGTATCCCCCAACAGGGGCTGTAAGGTCAGGTCCTAGTGTACCCCCTGGTCTATCGTTACAGGGACGGATTGTTTACTAACGGAAACAATCAAACCGGGGTCTGTTAGATCAAGCCTTCTGCCTGTAGTGTTGCTACTACATCGTCTGCCAGAGGAATCTCTGTGCGGATGTTCAACTCAAGCACTTCATCGTTGAGCTGTTGTTTTTGCTTCTTTAGGTTAAGCACTTCTGCTTTGGCCTGTGCAATTTGTTCTTTGCTGAGAACGCTGGTGCTCACAGTATCACTATAGCCGTAAAGACTGCGACGAGTGTTTTCGCCCTTGTCGTTCTTGATCTTTTCCAGCTTGCCTTTAATCACTTCCAAAGAAGTAATCTCTGTGGCTTTAGCCAGTTCTTCTAGCTGACCGATGCGCTTGTCAATGAACGCTGCCTTGGCTAATGCTGTGTTAATACCACTGGCTGCGTTGGCTGTTCCAATCAATGCACGGATGTTGTACATAGCCATGGTTAACTTTTGTCTGCGACCATCGTTGGTAACCAATTCAGAATTGGCCTTGGTGATAGCAGCTTCTACGTCTTGAAACTCATTGAGTTCAATAGTGAAATCTACTTTGATACTTTTGATGGTATCATTGATGCTGTTCTGCACAGCATTTGCTTTTCTCAGTGTGATATTCATTTTTCTTCCTTTTTCAAACAACAATGACGGGTCCATGAAAGGTCAAGTAATAGACCGGACAATAGACAATGAAGATTTGTATTCTTCGTTGACAATGTGCAATATACAATACACAGAGGTCTATATATTTCCGATTAACAAATGACATTCTATTAGGAATCGGATCACATAAACACGTTCCAATTTCAAGTTGGATTGTAAGTTTGGAGTAAGCATGAAGCTCACGCCTTTGTGTCTATTCTCGTCTACCCTTCACTTCACCGGTTGAAACATTTCTGTTCCAACAAAACTATTATAACATTCTTTTAAGTGTGTGTCAACATGTTTTGGTGCCCCTTGACAGAATCGAACTGCCAATTGATGATTACAAATCAACTGTTATACCATTTAACTAAAAGGGCCTACTACTACTTATCTTGGTGGAGGATGGGAGGATCGAACTCCCGACTGAAGCTTGCAAAGCTACCGTGTTCCCAGCTATACCAATCCCCCGATTAATCCCTAGTTGATGCTGTGCCAGTGGGATTCTTAGTGTATCCACCTGGACCAGCAGGTCTCTTTTCTCTCTTGGGCTGAACAGCTGCACATAGCTCAGCATCGATCATTGCACGTTTCCATGCACCTCGCTTGTGCGGATCTAAAACTCCACTCAGTGCTAGACTTGCTTTAGTCATTGAACTCATTCTATAATTTGGACCTGGTTTCATCATTTTTCCTTTTTTAAAATCTGGTTGCTCTGCATCCCCCGGCGGTAATTATATCGCATCAGGCACCGGGAACCCCCAATACCATCACACACGACCTCCACCCGCTCCCCGACAGGGACCGTTCTCGCATTGCTAGCGGCCTTTCGGTTCGAAGACTACCACCCGTAGCTGTCACGCTACTTCTCATCGTGTGGGTCACACTATCCGGAGACACCCGGAACGTTCTGGCGGAGCATGTAGGAATCGAACCTACTCACCCATTGCTGAATGACAGATTAGCAATCTGTTGCCTTAACCGGTCGGCCAATGCTCCGTATTACTTGGTGGGTCGTGACAGTCTCGAACTGCCGACATTCTGCGTGTAAGGCAGACGCTCTACCAACTGAGCTAACGACCCTGACCATTAAAAAATAACATTACACCTTATAGGATGAGACAAATTTCTGAGTGGAGTTCGATTCTCCTCATAAGCCATTGTCCACGGTTATGTCAGAGGAGTAAGATGGCCCTATTCCTCATGAGATTGTGCGTCCACAAACGATACCCGCTAATGCTATTTTTTAATGGTGCCCTAGGACGGACTCGAACCGTCACGCTTGCGCACTGGCTTCTAAGACCAGCGTGTCTACCAATTCCACCACCAGGGCAAAAAATTTACATTTAATTTTTAATGAACGTTTAACTAATTTCTCAGTATGTTATATTGTAACATCGTTGTTGCATACTGTCAACCTTTATCTGGCACCGCCTACAGGAATCGAACCCATATTCAAGAGGTAGAAGCTCTTTGTATTATCCATTATACTAAAGCGGTATGGTGCGAGAAACGGGACTCGAACCCGTATGCCTTGCGGCGGCAGATTTTAAGTCTGCTGTGTATACCATTCCACCACTCTCGCATTTATATTGGTGCTACCTCTAGGAATCGAACCTAGTTCAACGGTTCTTCAGACCGCCGCTATGACCACATCAGCTAAAGTAGCATTGGTGCCTCCGCCGGGAGTCGAACCCAGATGAACCAATTATCTGTTGCTTACGGGATATAAATCCGCCGTTTTACCATTAAACTACAGAGGCAAAAGAAAAACTTTACAGCATCAACTATGTTAAACGAGTAAAGCCATGTTTGGGGTGAAAGCGGGAATCGAACCCTGCCTTACTGTTTCACAGACAGCCGTGCAGCCATTACACTACTAACACCATTGTTTGGCCGGTCCGGAGAGATTCGAACTCCCGACAGCTGGTTTCGAAGACCAGAACTCTTCCACTGAGCTACGGACCGATTGATTGGCAGAGGGTAAAGGAATCGAACCTTTAATGACGGAATCAAAATCCGTAGTTATACCATTTAACTAACCCCCAACAATTTGGTGGTAATAGTTGGACTCGAACCAACGATAGGCTGCGTATGAAGCAACTGCATTAGCCACTATGCTATATTACCATATAGAAACACACTTGGAACTTTCTCATTGAACGGATGGTGTTCTGTCCTTACTATCTAGACTACGTCTAGAATCAAGTATGTTTTTATATGGTAGGGGCACAGAGAATCGAACTCTGATTTACTGGTTAAAAGCCAGTTACTTTACCATTAAGTTATACCCCCAACTGTTTATGACATTTGTCACTGTCCATAACAGGATCTCCTATTTTAAATTTTTGTCGATAAAATATATCAATACTACCAGCATGAGTAAAACTGCAACCGCCCCATTTTGTTTTCTCCTTATAAGTGGTGCCCAGAACAAGAATCGAACTTGTAATAATCGCTTATCAAGCGACCGTTATACCATTTAACTATCCGGGCAATTTGGCGGAAGTAGTAGGATTCGAACCCACGGCCCCTTTCGGAACTTCAGTTTTCAAGACTGCTGCCTTAAACCATGCTCAGCCATACTTCCATAATTGGTACCCCGGGCGGGAGTTGAACCCGCATTTAAATTTCTCTTTTTGAGAGAGACGACTTTGCCAATTTGTCTACCGGGGCGTTGTTTGGAATAGCGGGTGGGATTCGAACCCACGAACAACAGTTTTGCAGACTGCGCCATTAGGCCTCTCTGGCACCGCTATATAGAATAAATATCGAATGCTTATAAAATTACAATTTTCTCACGACAGTTGCTTGACTATCAAATTGTTTGATAATTCTGCAGCTCGCAAGTGGTTTTCTTTTTATTCACTTAAAAATAACAATAAATCAGTTCCAATAAATTTCAATGATAATTATAATCACATAAACTATTTTAAGAAACGTAAAAATCGATATGAAAACCAGATTGCTGAAGAATGGGAAAAAATACATCGGAGTCTTAACAATCTCAAAGATCTGGGATACATTTCAAATATAGAATTGCCAGCGATGTTTGATTATCAACAAAGTCGACTTAATCTACTGCACAGATTTTTTACCACAAATGCTATATGGGATCATAAATTCAATGATAAACGTATTCATAAGCCAAATCCCATTGACAGTAATTTTTACACTACGGTAGAAAATCGTCAACATTTTAAAAACTGCATTGAACAGATCAATGCATCAGTGCATTTTCTCGAAAGTTTTACAGACCCGGAGAACAGAAAAATATTAGATACTCTGCCGTTGAATTCTATAATTATTATATCACAGAATAATATAGCTAATCACGACACCTGGTGCCAATTTTCTCATGATGAACAACAAGAAAATTACAAATATCTGCAATATCTTGAATGCAATCAACCATTGGTATTATTAGATAACTCTATCACTGGTAAAAGCTATCTACAAAATTTTCTAGAGAACGATGATCCTACCAACGAAGACTGCACAGGACGAGAAGGTTCGCACGGTAATCTCATTATTGATACCAACGATAATAGACAAAAAATATATTCCAGCGACAAGTTCCAAGCCTGGGCAGATCACTACGGGTTAAAAAACATACCATATGAATTTGCTATCGGTTCTGTTATAGACTGTGACTACAGTGAAATGCACAAATTTCAGAACTGTTCTCAAACTAGACTAACATATCATTCAACACTCTAATACTGGAGCGGGATAGGAGAATCGAACTCCTAACTAAACCTTGGCAAGGTTTCGTTTGACCATTAAACTAATCCCGCATATATGGAAGACCGTAGGGGAGTCGAACCCCTCTTACCAGGATGAAAACCTAGTGTCCTAACCGATAGACGAACGGTCCATAAAACTTGGCGTACCTCCAGGGACTCGAACCCCGACGAACAGTTTTGGAGACTGTGATGCTGCCATTACATTAGAGATACATTATTGGCTCCGAGTAAGAGGATCGAACTCTTCTAACCAGTGATTAACAGTCACGCCCATGCACCTTGCTCGGGTTTCTCGGAATAAAATTGGCGGTCTGTGGGGGAATCGAACCCCCGTAAGCGGATAGACAATCCGCAGTAATAACCTCTATACGAACAGACCAAATTTGGTGGAGACGGCTGGAGTCGAACCAACAGTGCCGAAGCGGCGGATTTACAGTCCACTGGGGATACCAATTTTCCTACATCTCCAAAACACACTCTTGCGAATGTGTGTATTAAAGAGCACAGTCTGCGACATCTCAGTCCAGGCCAGTTCTATGCTCTTTAATACGAACTAATTTTTCCTCCCACACAAGGGATTCCATCCTAGTCGCCGCCCGTTCGTCCATGTTTAAAGTGCAGACTGGGACCTCGTTTCCCTTAACACTTTTGCTATTAGTTTACACTATACATTGGCGCTTGAGCCAATGCTTCGCGATAAATCCTAGCTCTTTCAAACTTATCTTGAATAAGTTTCTGAAGCTGCTCTTGAGTCATTTCTCCAAAAGCAGTTTCATAAGCCTGTTCAACGATTCGTTCGTTTAATTTTTCGTAATCTATCTGTTCCATTTTTTCCTTTATAAAAACAAAAACCCCAGGGTGTTTAATCCTGGGGTCCTTTGAAGTTTAAGTGTATTTTATGTTTACACTAACATCTCCACGGACCCCGGCTCTAGCTCTGGTGTGCGATCATATGATAGACTATTAATCGATAACCAGCAAGAGGCCATTACGCCTACCTGTTTGGGTATTGAATTAAAATGACTAAAAGATGATCTGAGTTTCATGTTCTTTCTCTTTGTTCCTTGATTTACACGACAGCATTTCTGCTGTCTATGTATTAATTATACAGTTATTTAGTCTTGCTGTCAACCTCTATTTGCACATTTGGCAAAATAAATTTTGACGCCTTCCTAACCAACTGTATGTATTGTAATGTCTTTTTATTTATATGTCAATAGAAATATAGCCACTTTATGTGGCTTTTTTGCCACAGTTTATTCTGTGTCAGAGATGCCAGTCTCACTTGAGATCAACAGGTGCTTGCCAATCTCAAACAGGCCTATACTGCCAGGTAGGTCCAAGGCACACACATGTATCTGTGTGATACCATCTTCGTCTATGCTGGCTGCTACAAACTCTGCAATCTCTCCACTCTGAACCATCAACCGCATGGCGTCGATGACATCAAGGAGGTCCTGTTTGCGTTTGGCCTCAGCTTCTAGTTTTCCACCCAATACAACTACTTTGGAATCTGTTTTCATATCGTCCTTATTCTAAAATATGATCAGCTATGCCTAGGTCCAACACTTCCTGTGCTGTGAGATAGACATCTGATGGTGGCAGTAATTTTTTCTTGATCACCGATGGAGCAAGCCCAGTGGCTTCTTTAAGAATATTGATCATCTTATCATTGCAGATATCATTTTCCTTCATGGTGGCTTTCAGATCATGATATTTGTTTTCCATGTTTTCGGAAAATTGGTGACACATGAAACTGGTGTTTTTGGCAGCATATCTTTGTCCTTGATCTGCGGCAGCAAAAATTAAAAAAGCAGCACTCATCACTGAGCCTATGCCAACACAACGTACAATATGAGGGCTGGCTCTCATGATATCTATCAGCCCAAAGGCCTGGTAGAGATCACCGCCTGTAGAGTTGATATACAAAGTAAGGATTTTCTCTTTGCTGACATCGAGATTTTCGCAGATCAGCCACTTTACTGCAGGACCAATACTGTCTTCATCAATTTCGCCGTTGAGGAAATATGTGTTGTTTTCCAACAGTTTGAGATCAATCCGATCCTCGGCATTAAAATCTTCCAGTTTTCTCACTTTTTGCTCCATGATATACTCTTACTTATGCTTTATAATATTATACTTTAATTACAATCACAAACCAAAGAATATCCACCAAATCAGCATGATATAGGTGAGTTGGTGTGCCAATTGATCAGCACCAAACCATACCCAAAAAGCACGATCTTGTGGTGTCAGCTTGGCGTGAGCATTGATCTTGGTTTTGGCCCAATCTATGTGATAGTGCAGTAGAAAATCAAAAAATGCAGCTACCAGCCCGATGATTGGGTGCAACCATACAAATGCCAATAGTGTACCAGCACTGTGCCAAAGACTGTGATATATGCCATGCCTGGCACCGTAGATGCCTTTTTCATGAATCATGCGGGGAGTCTGCAAGACAAAGTCTGCTAGAAAATGTTTGATCTGCAGAACTACAAATACCAGCAGTAGTGTGTCTAGGTCTGAGAGTGCCATTTACCTTCGCTCCAGTGTCTTGAATCGTAGATGTTAAAATCCACATTGATTCCAAGCAGTCCTAGACACAGTCGCATACCGCTATGGCTTTGTCTTGTGGTAATATCAACGGCAATATCAACAACGTCTGCACTGAAGTATACCTGCAGTTCCCAGAACTTGAAAGGCATTGGCAATGATCCGACCCAACATCGAATATTACGAAATCGATTTACTCCAGGTAATCGGATATTGAAATTAAAATTAATCATTCCGGCAATGATCTAAATCTGCTCAAAAAACTTTCCTCGTAACAACTGTATTCACGATTGTTATCTTCGGGTGCATTTTCTTTGATATAATGAACCCAAGTGTGATCTTCAATTTCGATTACATGAATCACTCGAAATATATGATCCCCGTTACTCACCCATTTAGATCCTTGTTTAATCATACGCTCTCCTATTGTTTAAAAACCTCTACGGCTTCATTATCGACATTCTCTACCATATGTAGCATAAATCTGTAGGCATCCCAGGCAGACTTGACTGAATGATTTTCACTGAGCTCTGTAGGAAACATGTCTACCCACACTGAGTTTTCAGGTTGGCGATGACGATGCAGTCCTTGTCTACGAGGCTGTAGTATTTTATTTGTGCTCCACAGTTCTAGAGCCACTGCTTGACACTTGCTCTCGTCAAGACCGTAAAGATAATCGTCATTGCGATGCATGTATTGTTCGATGACGTTGGCCAACTGCGGTTCATCATGTATAGAAGTGGCAGCAATGATAAATGCCACATCGTCGATGTCAACCGATCCCTTAACAATATCACGGACGCAACGTCCTAGGCTAAATCCCATTTTCATTTTATTTCGTCCGATGTTTCAATAAAGTCGTTGATGATTAGATTGAGAGCTTCAATCCTGCGTATATTACCTGTGACATCTTCTGGATGCAACCAATAACCATCTGGATTATCTTCTGTCTTGGGATTCTTCTTCCATTCAGCTAATTCTTTTTTCAAATAAGCACGATAGTCTTTGAGATTAAGACTGGTAATTCGATCGGCAGTTTCGCCATCAATCCATTGATACTCTTTGTGTTTTTTTTTGCTCATACAACTTTACCTAATCCCATCCAGATAAGTTGATCTAATTCCGTTTGATAATCTTGTCCCAATCTACGCTTTTCATAGATTACCCGCAGAATTTCTTTGCCATCACCGAACTCAGATTCGACTCCCGCACCACGGCTTTCTAGTTCTTCAACAAGATCTTCAGTGTCAAATTCTGAGAGATCAACATCGACTTCAACACTGGTATAAATTGTTTTATACATGTTCTTCCTTATTGCTATCTAGGTGTTCGGGTTTGGTGTGTGCATCACAGGCAGTATAAATCCAGCCGCTCCCTCGGCGCTCGCCAGGATTACCACATTCTTCACAAGTGACACCGCTCATGCTTTCGGCCATACGCACCATGCCACGGATGTGTTCGTCGCCGCCTGTATAGTAGAATCGCAATGTGCCAAACTTTTCTTTAACTTGATCTAAGGTTACTTGCGGAACATCTTCACCCTTTGTCTTTCGCCAATCGATGTGATGCTGAATATTGCCCATAAGTTGATTAAGAATATTATACCAACCGTCACCGCATTCAAAGCCCCAACACATACAAGTCTCAGTCACTGCTCCGTGGCGGTTGACCATTATCTTTGAATACTTCTCGCACAACAGTGCGTCTAGTTCTTGTCTCATCTCAGTGGCTCCTAGGTTTTACATAACATAGTATAACATCATTTAGCGTAGATGTCAAGCCCACTTCATGGCAAACATAGTGGCATCTTGTTCGTTTTGAAAATACCATGCTCGCCCATTTGGATCGCTGAGATCACGAAACTTGCTTTGACAGTTTTCAAGACACCATGTAAGTTTCTCTGAAAAGTCATCGTCTTTGAGTACGATAGCATGATAGGTGTCCAATAACTGCATCAATCTTTGATCAACCTTGAGATGCTCTTCTGCTCTCTGAGCTCTTAGAATGGTAGGAGTTGGATTTGGGTCTATCACTTGCCGTGCCTCAACATGTATTCGGTGAGTCTAGCACCTGACAGTTTGGCTCGCACCTCGAATCGATAGCCATACTGCATTTGATCTGGAATTCTATACCAACAGGGAGTTTCTACTGCGTGAGTCATGATCCATTGGCCTTCTTCACTTTGTTGCCATTGCCAAAGTGGTTCTGCAGCATATAGATCGGGATCGTCTACATCCCCCATGGTAAACTCATGTACCACTACCTCTCGAACTTCTTCTACTCGATCGTTGATCGTCATATATCTATATGCGTGTCCTTTGGGGCTAGGACCCATGTAACCGCGAGCAGGTTCAAATTGATAACCTTTGATTTTTGTTACTGCCATCTTAGAGTAAAATTCACAGCATCTACCTCAGATTCAAAGATAAAGTCTGCGCCGTTGCGTTCAAAGGGATTTTTACAATTTGCTTCTAACCAATATGTGATATCGACGGCATGATTGTTGTCTGTTAATCTATCTAACATGACTCTGCGCCATCCCATGCCTACAAGCATACCCCAGAGTATTTCTCGATCTATTTCACTTTGCATCTTCGTGCCAAGTTCATCTAAGATTTCCTGTTCTAGATTTTTCATACGTTACCCCTACCACCAAATTTCAACATAAACATCATGGCATCGTAGTCATCTGTGAACTGAAAATACAATGCATGATAATGTTCTTCACGCCATAGGTCTTTGCAGTTGTTGATACACCATGTGGCCATTTCTTCAATTTGATTACGTGTGATATTATCAAAGTTCACACGATAGGGATAAACTGTTCTAACTCGGGTAGTTAGAATCTCACCGAGTGTGACTACAGGTTTGCTCATTTCCAAGTACGGTGATCTTCAGCCACCCATTCTACTCCGTCATACTCACCAATGTGCCACAACACATCGCCGGGTATTTCTACTATCTTGAGTTTGGCATGTCCGCCGCTAGCAGCAGAACCGAGTTCTTTGACTACCTTGACCAGATAGGGATCGTCTCTAGCCACATCACGATCATACCAACCTGGATCTGTAATACCGGCCAACTGCTTGTATTGTTCACGAGCAAGATCACTAAGGCCGAATCCGCCATAGCAGTCGTTGATTACAACATGTCGAACACCAGTCTTTAGATCTTGCATGAACTTCTGCGACTCTGTAGTCATTATCTATCTTTCTTTTTCTTCTTCTTTTTCTTTTCTACGGAAAACGGAATATCGTTCAACATACGGTGTTGATCAATTGCTTCCTGTAGTGCGATCTCTACAAGCTCGTTGAATGTGATATCACGATCGTGTGCAATCTTCATATACTCCAACAATTCTGCATCATCGAAGTTCACTTCAATTTGCACACGAGTGTCGTAGTCTTCACCTTCTCGAATCGCTAGCCCTTTCTGGAAGAAATCATCGTCTACATCCAAATCGACGTAGTTAACATCGTCCCAAGCCTGATTTTCTAACACACCCCGATCTTTTGATTCGCGATCGTGGGCAGATTTAAATTCCGGATTGATCAAACGATATGCACGATTGTGAACATAGTCGTGTGCCTGCACTTCGTAGACAGTCTGTGTCTTGGTGTCAAAGACAATGCTGAAACTATGACCTTCATGGTCACCATTCCACGAGTCTAGTGTGTAGGCATTGTCACCATAACACTTCCAGCAGTAGTTACTGCCTTCAGTGATGCGATAGTCTACCAGTTCCATCCATTCTTTAAGCGTGATCATAATAATCCTTTCATTAAGATGCTATAGTATAGCACACATCCGTTTAATTGTCAAGATCTTGTTTGGTTAATTTGCACATCAACATAAAATGATCGTAGGCTTTACGAACACTTTCATGCTTCATTAATTTGTCAGCTTCTGCTTGCATGGCCTTTACTCCAGCTTCTGCAGCATCTCTAGCACTACCATGAGTAAACATAAAGCGCATGTCATCGGGTAGAACTTTGATAACTTCCTGCCAACGTTTTTGAGTTTGTTCGTCTATTTCACGATTCATAGGACGTAGATCTGTAGCTTCTCTTATTTTATTAGAGATAGCATCTTCTGCCACACGACCTGCCGCAATCATAGCCGCATATGCAGGGTCAATGTTAAATCTACGTGAGGTGCCGCCGGGATAACTCATAACCAAATGATTGCCTTTGGGAAAACTGTCTAGCAGATCGTTGTCGTATTCTGCCACAGGCACATACCTGCGCCCACGTTTTTCGTAATAGATTTTTTTCATACTTCAACAACTTTCGTCGGATCCCATCCAGTATCTTCGTAGTTATCATATCCACGGGGGTTACAGATAACACGGCATTCGCCTATGACATAATCAAATGGATGATGAGTATGTCCGTGCGTCCACAATTTGATCTGCGGATTGTCTAACATTATATTTGTTAGATCGCTGTGATACGCACCGTTCATGATATATTCTGACTTGTATTGTTCGTGAACACTTTGAAAGCTGGGACTATGATGTCCAACAACCACACACTTCTTATCTTTGTGTTCTGCAACAATCTGTTTGATATAGTCAACGGTTTGTCTATGCCGTTCTACAGTGTCAGCAGGTTTCAATTTACGATACCCTGCCTGATCATTTACAGTTGCTCGATAGTCCATCATCATATCTCTAACAGCATGTAGCGTTAGAGGATCAAACTTATTCATGTCAGTCCAAAGTGTGCCACCTACAAAAACTACGTCGTCAATAATTTTGGTATCACGCTCTAAGAAATACACGTTATCAAACTGCGCACAAGCTGTCCGAAGTTCATCGATGCCTTGAAAGAATTTACCGTCAATGTAGAATTCGTGATTACCTGCAATATAAATCACATGAGGAAACTGGAAACTGCATCGTTGTAGAAAGTCACGGAACCGAATGCCGTATTCGCTTTCCAGCTTATTGACTTTTGACGCTACCATGATATCACCAGAAAGAATCAACACATCGGCGTTGTTTTCATTCTTGATCAAAATGTCTGCAAATTCGAGATGTAGATCGGATACAATCTGTATACGCATTTTTGCCTTTATTAGAAATATACACATATTATAGCATCACTTTAAAAATCTGTCAATTGGTTAAATACTCATATTACACAACCCGGGAGCGAAACAATGGGCGATATTTTCAAGATTATAGGCGATCTGGGCATGCCAGTAGCCGCAGCACTAGCAGGTGGGTATTTTGTATACTTAACCATTAAACTATTGCTACAGGGCGTATTAGGCTCTATCAAAGGTATGGCGGGCATTATCACAGCCCTAGACAATCGTGTAAAAACCATGAATCACGATGTTGTCCGTATCGACACCATTGTTTCAAACGCACTAGGACTACGTCCTGACGTAGACCGTATTGCACGAGCAGACGGCAAAAACGATGCGAGACGTGATTAATGCAATACATTGACTACACGTGGGACTTAGAGCCTAATAGGATTAAGTTTGACCCTGAGTTGAATATAGACAAACTAGGATGGCGACACGGCGACTGTTTTAAAATAGTCAATGTTGACGGACAAGCTATGTTAGTTAAATTAGATCCAGTAGAACAGTTTGTAAGAGGGTATAAGGTGAATAGTGATGAGTAAATTCCAAACATGGTATGACAGTTTACCTGAGCATACTAAAACTTATTTAAAAAGCCAACCAGTATGGCACGATAGGGACATGTGGAAAGCAGGACTGCTTGGGCTTAGTATAGGATTAATTTTAGGTTTAGCGTTTTAAGTATCAATCAACAAATAGGAGCGAACTATGTTGTTTGAAGCATTTCTAGTATTTTGGATGCTAGAGGTTTTAGTATTAGTATCTGTAGCAGTTTGGTATTATCATAAACCTAAAGTTCAAGAAAAGAAAATACACGATCCCTGGGGATTCTGGAAGGAGTAATATATGGATGTAGTAGAGTTAGTCAACAAATATGGTTTTCCCATTGTCATGGCAGTTGGCATGGGGTTCATTATCAAATATGTTTGGGAATGGGCCACCAAAGAAGTTAAACCTGTTATCTCAGACGCTAATACTGTTCTTATTGCCCTTATTGATCGTATCCGTATGTTGGACAACGATTTAATCAGACTCAATCAAAAGGTCAATACAGTTTTACATCTACGTGGCAAGATGATTGAAAGCGATCGCGTTATGGAAACAGCACTGGTAGAAGCACAGGCCAACAAGAAGTTTCACGATGCAATGGATGAGGCAGATAAGATCAATGCTAAGCCAAAAATTGATCCATCAGATAAAAAAGAGGCGGCAGGAGGCAGCTCTTAAAGTATTTTAGTAGGAGGAGCGATTATGATAAATGCAGTTGCCTCGTTATTACTAGCAGGCATGTTATCAAACGAGCCTCGGTGTGTTAAATGGACATGGTCAGGCGATGTTTATAATCGTCGAGTTGTATGCGTAGAATGGTCTAAGCCTCCACCTAAAGATAAGGCGCCTAAGAAAGCATGATTGATCCCATCACACTTGGTATTGCTTTTACAGCCGCACAGCAGTCAGTGGGCTATATCAAAAAAGCCATTGCTCTAGGCAAAGATGTCAACAGCCTCTACGGACAGTTTGCCAAGTTCTTTGAAAACAGTGACACAATTCATGGTGCTAATGTGGCAGCACAAAACAGCAAAAGTATTCTCACTGACGGTCAGATTAGATCAATGTCTATACAGATTGCCATGCAAAGCAAAGCCCTGCGTGATGCTGAGAAACAACTGAAAGAATTATTGATATACTCTGGGAACAGTGATGTGTGGGATCAGATGATGGCCGAACGTGTGCGTATGTATAAAGAACGTGCTAAGTTACAAGCAGACTTGACAAACGCTAGGATAAAAGCCAAAGCAGATTTAATAGATAGGGCCTTAATTTTTATAAGTTTTTCAGCACTAGCAATACCAGCATTTGCCTTTAGTTTTGCTATACTTGTTCGTTAATTAATTGTAGAAATAAATTCCGCTTCTGGAATACGGGTATGCGTGTTTTTACTACCCAAAACTACAACAATCTTTCTTCCAACGTCAGTGTCCATCATCAAAACTATGCAACCGCCCGATGCATTAATAAACCCAGTTTTACTGACTACAAAATCGTGACGCTTGCCTATGATAGGATTGGTGTTTCGAAACACCAGCCATTTCTTTTTAATTTTTATTTTAATATTACTAGTGCGTGAAGCCAGTATTATTTCTGGATATTTTGCAGCTTCGATAACAATCTTAACTAATTCTTCAGCAGTACTAACATTCATTACACTAAGTCCGCTAGCTTCGACAAATCGTGTTTTTGTCAATCCTAGTGATCTTACTTTTTCGTTCATTGCTCGAACACAAGCAGCTGAGCCTCCCGGGTAATGTTTACATAAATCTAGACTCGATTTGTTATCGGATTTCACTAATGCCAGTTGAATCATTTCCCCTCTTGTATAAGGTTTAAGATTTTCAGTTAAGTCTTGATTGGTATCTAATACAACCATAACAGTAACCAGTTTAGTTATACTAGCAATACTTTTTAGTTGATCGGTATTTTCACCTTGTATTGTTTTACCAGTTCCGTCTGTTACTAGCCAGCTAGTTGCGGTAATAGGCACAGGTTTAGTATTGGAGGCGATTGCCGGCCCATAATATGATAAGGTAAGAATTACCCAAAGAGAAAAGACTCTGCGCATTTGCTTATTATATACTTTACAAATAAAATTGTAAAGTTATTTTTCGTGAGCTATAAACTCACCGTTCCAATGGTCGCCTAGATCTTGTTGCTTCATAAAGTCACAACGTTCGATCCAAATCTTGTAGTATTTGTCCATCTGTCCACCGAAGTTGCCCTTTAGCTTTTTACACATAGCGGCAGCTTCGTCAAACTTCTTAGATTTATACAAGGCATGCATTGCTTCATGTTGCTCTTTGTCTTTGCTGTAGTCTGCACCACGTGTGCGTAATACTGTATAGATCAAGTCTGCTACAGTTTTGCCTTTGGGCTGTAAGTTGTCTAACAGCAGGTAGAAGAAATCGTCTTTGGTGCGGTTATATGTTTCAGCACCAATAATACACAACACACCATAAGCCTTACAACGTGCTTCTAAACGTGCGGCTGTTGAAACCATATCACCTAAAATGTCATAGCCGTGTCTCGCAGTCGAACCCATCTCACCAATGTAACCATCTCCAGTATTACAACCCCAACCCATGGCAGCAGGAGGTAAACCTTTTGCTTCCATGATCTTGGTATACTCGTCTACACGATCTAGCATCTCGAGTCCTACCTTAACAATAGTGTGTGCGTGTCGATCATCATCCAACGGAGCACCGTGTATGTGCATGCTAGCATCACCTACATACTTGAGAACCATGCCGTTGGCATCAATGATAGGAATAGTGATAGCATCCATGTATCCGTTCATATACTTGGCTAGACCTTCAGGACCACCATTGCCTGGTTTGTCAAAATATTCGCCGATAGGTGTAAAACCACGTAGGTCGCTAAACATAACACTTACGTCTTTCTTAATGCCCTTCTTGATTAGATCCGGATTCTCTTGTAACAGTCTAACTACTTCAGGCGAGCAGTAACCAGCAAATTGTTTCTTTATGGCCTGCTTTTGTAAGAACTCGCTTACAAACTTAACGCCGTAAGTATGAAGAGCAACGATAACAAGCCCAGCCGCGAGCGCAGTCGCGTCTGATAGGATGAGCCAATTATTGAAAGCGTAGATAGTACCAGGAACGACGGCACCAACAATAACCACAGTAGCACCAATGCCAACATAAGTCCACCTCGACAAGAAAATTAATAATATGCCGAATGCTAGTAATGCTAGTATTTCAACTCCGTCGGCATAGTCAGGACGTTGAATCACTACTCCGTTGATCATAGTTGCCATTACTGCCGCTTGCACATCTTGTGGCCACACTGCACCTTTGGCTGTAGGCAAAGGATTGGCAATGCCAGCTGCGGTTGGACCCACAATCACGATAGCACCATTAAAGTTTTTGGGCAAGTCTAATAGACTCGCCTGCTGGTTTTCTTGACTCCAATCGATCCACACACGACCTAATGCATCTGTTGTAATAGGACCAAACTTGGGTATACGCATTTTCTCAACACCAAGCTCGTTGAGCTTGACTTGAAATGTTGAGTCGCCAGCGGCCACACGAAGTGCTTCCATAGACATACTGGGATACAGTTTGCCATCAACAGATACAACTAGGGGAAGTCTACGATTAACACCATCTACTTCTGGTAGTGTGCTAACAATACCAATACCTGCTGCTGCGTTTTCTAGCTGCGGTACATTAGCAATTAATCCAGGATACTGTATAATTTGACCTAAGTGCTCTGGACCTAACACTGCTGAGCCAGGATTGCGAGGAGAGTTCTTGGTTTTTTGCGATGGCACGCTGCCCATTACAACTGGATATTGTTTTAGGGCATTTGCGAGAACAGCATCGCCACCAGTGCGATCAGGCTCAGCCATGATAACATTGAGCACAACAAGGCCAGCACCACGATCATACAAATCTTTAATAATTTTTGCATACTCTGCCCTGGGTAGTGGCCATTGGCCATATTTGTCTAAGGCTGCTTCATCTATGTTTACTGTATAGATGTTGTTGGCAGTTGGAGCTTTTTGTGTAATTAGTGTGTCAAAGTAGCGTAGTCTTACACTTTCTACAAAGACAGGATCGGCGATTCTTATACTTACAATAAGTGCCAATGTTAATAGGGCAGTCCAAGGACTTAGGAGGATTTTTTTCAGCATGAAATATTTATGCTGTTTATTGTCCCTGTGTCACAGTAATTTTAGCACATCCGCCGGCAGTGGTACAGTTATGCGTGATTGAATAGTAGTTTTGAGTACTGCCACTTTGTGTTAAGCTCAGATCAGTAGGCGTGCCGCTTAGATTAACTTTGGCCATATGGCCTGCACTACCTTGTTGTAGTATATCTACATTTTTATTACCGCCGCTCAGTGTGACTTCAGCATAGTGACTACCACTGTCTTTTTGTTGCACTAGTAAACTGTTGTTATTGCTACCGACATCGGCAAATATTCCTTTGCTGCCACCAGTACTGGTCTGTTGTAGATCTACTGAGTTAAAATTGCCCACAACTCTCAAGTCAACATAGTTTACCTGTGTCGTGGCATTACCAGTTTGTGTGATGTTAACATCGTTGCTTAGGCCGTTGCCATAGTAATTAACATAATTATTTCGTGTACCAGATTGATTGACGATAACTTCATTCTGTGTTCCAAGTTGTTCAATATTAACTTTACTATCGGCAGTTGTTCTGTTAGTAAATGTTAAAACTTTGGCTGTATTTGTTGTATTTGCATTGAAAGATGCTGC